GCCTCCTGCTGGTCTGCCGGGAAAAGCGAGATCAGCGTCGCCTTGCGTTCGGCAAGGATGGCTTCGTAGTCCAGCTTCTCCACAAAATCCGGCGCGGGGAGCTGGCTCAGGTCAATGCTGGGCATAGTTTCAACTCACTGTGATGGAAAAAGAAAAGCTCTCGCCGGTGTCGGCGATCTGCCCGGACAGCTCAACAACCATCTGCCCGTTAAACCGCCGTTCCGTCGTGATACCGGTCAGGGTGACGCGTGGCTCCCACTGAAGGATCGCCATATAGCAGGCCGCCTTGATTTGCAGCTCCAGCGCGGGGGTTTGTGGCTGGTCAACCATTGCCGACAGCAGGGAGCCGTAATTACGGCGCATCACTCGCGAGCCGACGGGAGTGCGGAGAATGTCACCCATGCTCTGGCGGATATGATCCGTATCGGTCAGCACCTGGCCGGTGTTGCGGTTCATGCCGATATAACGCGCCGTCATTTAGTGCCCTCCGTCCAGCTTCCACCCTTCTGCACGCCACCGTGGCTATGTTTGTCTACCTGCACGTTATTGAAAGTAAACGCGCCGCCGCTGTGCGTGATATCGCCGGTCATCGTCCCGCCTTTCTGAACCTCAAGCGTGCCGGTGGTCAGTTTGTTGGTGCAGACCACCTCTGGCGTGTCGAGAGTGATCCGTGTTTCCGCTTTGACCAGCACAACCGGCACGGTCGCGGTGATGCTCTTTGAAGCGATGACGTCAGCGGTTTTTATGCCCGAGGCGATCAGGGCGCTGGTTTCCGGCTCGTACTCAATTACCGCCCCGTCAGGAAAATCAACGCGCCAGGCATCCGCCGATGCTGACGGCGCGGGGTTGTCATCGGAATAAATGCCGGGCAGCACAAACGCAGTGTCCAGCTCGCCACCCACGGCCAGGATCAGCACCTGCTCACCGATGGACGGTGCCCACCATGTACGCGAGCGCCCGGCGCGGTGCGTCAGCCACTGGAGCCAGTCGGAGGTATTGCCGCCTGTCTGCACACGGCAGCGCCCCACATCAAGGTCGGTTTCGACAATGACGCCGGTACGGATCATGTTGCCCAGCAGGCGCGCGAGTTCCTGTAGGGATTCGAATGTTTTCATAGGGAAAAGGATGCCGCGGGGGCTGCCCGGCGGCAATTCAGGCGGGTTTTGTCAGGAATGGCACAACGATTAATCAGAAAGGTAAGCGATGATAACTTCCTCAACGAGCTGCCGGTCTTCATCAGAAAAGCCAAGCAACTGACGCACCGGGTAGGTAACCTCCTCACTGTTACGGGAGGGCCGGTCTTTCAGGCCGAGTTGATGCACGCGGGCGATACGCTGCACTTTCCCCGTGAAATCCACCACCGCCGCGCTGTCTGTCCCTTTTGCCTTTATGTAGCGACTGGCGCGCAGCTTCTCAAACATCTGCCGCTTAACCCGACCGTTTTTCGCTTTAACGGGCTGACGCTTACGCGCCTCGTACGGCGTGCCGTCCGGTGCTTTCTGCGATTTAATTCGCTTCTGCTGCCCGGCCCGCACCTTTTTAGCGATATCCGCAGCCATACGGCGACGGCCAGACGGTGACAGCGCGGCAATCAGCGCGGCGAGCTTATCCTCGAAGGGCTGTAAGTCACTCATCCCACTTACTCACCAGTTCGCCAGCGACATACAGCTCCAGCGGGCGCGTTACCGGCTCCGGCGGTGGCGGCTCGGGGATGTTCTGCACATGCAGCGCTTCCCCTTGCTGCTTAACCAGCGTGCGCTCGGTGAGCATCAGGCTGATGCTGATATCAATACTGCTGTCGTTATTGATATCGGCATACCACATAAACCCGCGCTTTTGCCCCTCGTCGGTGGTCATGATATCGGGCTGATTTTCCCGCAACCAGGCCATGATCGGCACGAGCAGCAGATCGATATCGTGCGTATAGTCGGTCACCACCACGTTAAGCGTGTACCGTTTTTCAAACGACAGCGACGCGGCCAGCGTGGCGGCGATACTACCGTTATCAACGAACAGCCGCAGCATGTCGGGGTTATTTTGCAGCGTAGGGACGGCTTTATTTAGCGCCTGGCGTAGCGAGTCTGGCTTCAGCATCTGTTTCATCCTGGCATTGCTTGACTACTTCAACCTGTAGCGCGCAGCTCTCTAATGCGCGCTCAAGCTGGCGAATGTCGGCGCTCAAATCGCCGTTAGTTTTCGGGTCACTGCCCGGCATCGGGCACAGGCTGACTTTCGGGCAACTGTTGTAAACAATCACCGGCTGAGGCGCAGGCGTTACGGACGTGCACCCGACGCACAGCATCAGGCAGATCAGCACTGTACCAGCGGCGAAACTGTTCATTTTCATTGAGTAACCTCGTAATAGTATTTTCGCGCCGTAGCGCCCGTTCTCCGGCAGCGTTCAGCTTCTTATTCAGCACAGCCTGGGCCTGCTCGTTTTTATTTGCCCTGGCAACGGCGACACTAAGCTGGTTTTTCAGCATGCCGATCACCTTCGCCTGCTCACTGGCAACACGGTTTGCCTTTTCAAAGGACTGCCGCAGATTGCCGTTGTCGTGACGCAGCCACCACAGCCCGAGCACGGCCATAACCAGTAACGCAACCAGCACTTTCATGATGCCCCCTTAAGACATACCGCCCTTTCACGGGCGCGACGGTTTTCCAGCCCCTGACTTCTGGCCCCATTCACGAACACCCAGCGGGGCAGCTGATCACAGGCCTGCCGCCACTGCTGCCGCTTGATAAAACCAACCAGTGTTGATTTACACGCCGCGCCGGTGCCCACGTTAAAGGCAAAGCTGATCAGTGCGTCATAGACCGGCTGCGGCATCGCGACAGGTGCGCAGACCGCGAGACGCCGCTCGGTATTCAGTACATCAGCGATAAGATTTGTCGCCGCCTGCCGCTCAGTAATATCGCCTTTCGGCACCACCCCCGCAGTGTGGCCGATGCCCGACGTCCATACCCCGGCGCTGCACTGGTAAGGGCGCAGGCGGCAACCCTCCAGATCGCCGATGAGGGCCAGCCCCTCCGGTGAGGTCTGGAGCAGACGAAAGTCGGGTAACAGTACTGCCAGCGCCAGCACGGCGGCCACACTGCAACGTTTAATCACTGACATATTCACGGCCTCTTTGGTGGGGGTGCGATAATGGCAGGCTGCATTTTTTTATCGACTTCCAGCAGGTAACTCAGGTGCCGGTAGTACCAGTTCACGCCAACAGTAAAAATCACACCCAGCACGCCGAACCATGCGGCGACGTCCTGCGGTGTCATGGCTCCGAAGGCGGCCAGCGCCACGCTCAGCCAGTAGGCTAAAAACGATGTAATTCGCTCCATACTCAGTCCCATAGGTTTACAGTCTCCGATACCGGGGCCGCTTGCACCTCGGGCAGATCGACCGCCGTGCCGTGCGGCAGTACCGCCCCCATCCCGGCCAGTCCCGGATTGGCGGCAAGCACCTCCTCAAATACCCCCTCAGTGCGCCCGTAATACCGGGCGCAAATCATGTCCAGGGTGTCCCCCTGCTGCGCAACGGCAAGCATCAGATTTGGCCGACGATGCAGCGTGATTTACCCTGAAGGCGGGCCACGGCCCAGCGCATATCCCGCCACATCTCATCAATCGTGGTGTCGATTGAGTCCGCTTTTTTATCGCCTTTGGCGCTGGCATCCACGCCGCGATAACGCTCATACAGCGTGGCCGTGGTCATCGCCGATACGGCGCTGAGATACTGGAAAACCCGCTCGCTTTCGCCGTCGATTTGCTCGGCCGGCACGTCAGCCAGGTGCTCAAATCCGGCGGCCATCTGCCGGGCGCGGTAGTCGTACAGCTCCGCGTTGGTTTCAGCCATGCCCGTTTTTATGGCCTGCCTCAGCCGGTCGGGGGTAACGGTCTGCTCCAGGCGCATTAGTTTTCGTACGCGCTTCGGATCGATATCAGGAAAGAAAAACGTGTTTTTAATCACCGGCTCGTCGCCCGCAGGCGGCGGTATGACTACCGGGCCGCTGCTCTGCGGCGTGTCGTTCTGAATAATCAGCGTCATCATGACTACCTCTGAAAAGGGTGGGCGGTGGACGCCGGTCGCAGGGAAGGTGAAAACACCACCATTGACCGGCGTGCCGCCCGGCGCGGGGCGCATTCTGTTAACTGGCGATTTTTCTTGGTCGGCCACGTTTAGCCGGGGTCGCGCTCTTTGCTTTACGCGGGCGCGATGCCGCCGGGGCCGGTTTCGGTTTCGGTTTCGCCTCGGGCTTCGGGCGCAGCTCGCGCTCAAGCCGTTCAATTTCTTTTTTCACACCCGCCTGACAATCAAGACGCATTGCACGCTGTAGGTGCGCCAGCGCATCAGCAACCTGACCGCCATCACGCAGCACCAGACCGGTGATTTTGTGCAGCTTCGCCCGCACCATATCCGGCATGTCGGCGGATTCAGTCAGCGCCAGCACGTCAAGCAGCAGGCGAATATCGACTGGCTCACCGGCGGCATGGGCGCGCATTGCGGCGAGCGCTACCTCCTCGGTGAACATATATACCGGCGTGCGGCGGTGT